TACTTTATTGGATAGAAGTATAACTTTAACAGGAACAAGAGAACAAGTTTTATTAAAAGAATATTGGTTATCAAGAGCGAAGAAATTTGCAAAGAATTACTTTAAAGGTGATATGAAGAAAATGGTTTATTGTTTAAAAGACGTTCATTTATTCTATAAGTGGGAAACCATCACTCGTCAATTTAAAGAAGTTAATTTTGGTGAAATTTTAGACAGACCTCAATATAAAGATATTAGTGACTTTGCAGCTCAAGCATGTTCTGGTGGAAGTTGTGAAATTACAAGTATCTAATGGTAGAAGGGGTTGATTATTACATAGACGAGAAGTCAGGGCTTATGGTTCTGACTTCTTTTTTTTTACTAAAGAGAGGGTACTGTTGCGGTAACAAATGTTCATCATGTCCTTATTTACCTCCATACCAAAAGGGAAATACAAAAATAAAAGAAGATACATAACCATTTTCGTATTGTTTATATTTATTGAATATGGCAGCAACCTATGGAATAGATTTCCCATTTAGGGATAGTTTAGAAGGAAAGTTTTTAAAGATGACTGGAACTCCCGAAAGAGAGATTAGAGCGGATTTAATACACCTCCTATTGACAAAGAAGGGTAGTAGATATTATTTACCTGATTTTGGTACTAGATTGTATCAATACATCTTTGACCAAAACGACGCTGTTACATTTGGGTTAATTGAAAGTGAAATTCGTGATTCTGTAAAAAAATATATTCCTAATTTGGATTTAACCTCAATAATAGTGGTTTCAGCAGAAGATGACCCAGACCAAATTGTATCACCACAAGAAAATGAAGATAATAGACTTTTTAGGGTTTCAGGTTATTCTGAAAAACCACATACTGCTGTAGTTAAAATTGAATATACAGTAAATAACGGGGCATTTACGTCTTCGGATTTTATAATACTAAACATTTAAGATGAGTAAAAAAATATCATACGCAACAAGAGATTTTGCGGGTTTAAGGGAAGAGTTAGTAAATCTAACAACACAATATTATCCTGACTTGGTTAAGAATACCAACGACGCATCAATATTTTCAGTATTATTAGATTTAAATGCGGCAGTTGCAGATAACTTACACTTCCACATAGATAGAGTTTGGCAAGAAACAATGTTAGATTTTGCTCAACAAAGACAATCGTTATTTCATATTGCAAAAACTTATGGTATGAAAATACCATGTAAAAGACCTTCAGTTGCGTTATGTGACTTTTCAATGAATGTTCCGGTTAGAGGTGATAAGGAAGATGAAAGATATTTGGGAATTATGAGATCAGGAACACAAGTATCAGGAGGTGGACAAATTTTTGAAACCGTAGAGGATGTGGATTTTTCAGATCCATTTAATAGTAAGGGTGAACCAAATAGATTAAAAATACCAAATTTTAACGCTAATAATCAACTAGTATCATATACAATCACAAAAAGAGAGGCGGTAGTTAATGGGGTTACGAGAATATATAGGAGAGTAATTACATCATTAGACCAAAAGCCATTTTTAAAATTATATTTACCCGAACAAGATGTGTTAGGTGTTAGTAGTATCATACATAAAGATGGTACTAACTTTGGTGCAAATCCTACCTCAAATGAATTTAGTGATTTAACAAATAAATGGTACGAAGTTAAAAGTTTGGTACAAGATAAAGTTTTCGTACCAGACCCAACCGCAGTATCAGATAAAAATAATTTTAAGGCGGGAACCAATAAAACCGTTACAAATAAATTCGTAACTGAATACACACCAGAAGGATATTTTTCAGTTACATTCGGTTCAGGTAATGTTGACCCATTAGATAATTTAGATAGTCATATGAACGGTACAATGAAAGTTAACCTTTCAACCTATCTTAATAATATGTCATTGGGTGCAATACCAAAATCAAGTACAACCTTATTCATAAAATACAGAGTTGGTGGAGGTAAAGATTCCAATTTAGGTGTGAATGTTATCACGAGTATTGATAATATGGAATTGGACGTTAACGGACCTATATCTTCTATTAACACACAAGTGACTCAATCTATGAGAGTTACAAATATAACACCTGCTGTCGGTGGTGCGGATCAACCAACAATTGAAGAATTAAGAAACATGATTTCTTATAACTTTGCAGCGCAAAATAGAGCGGTTACTTTAAATGATTATAAATCAATAATTGAGTTGATGCCAGCAACATTCGGAGCACCAGCAAAAGTGAATGTCATTGAAGAGGATAATAAGGTAAAAATTAAAATTTTATCTTATGACGATAATGGTAATTTATCTGACACAGTTTCAAATACATTAAAAAGTAATATTATAGAATATCTTTCTGAATATAGAATGATAAATGACTATATTGATATTGCAAGTGGGGAAGTTATCGACTTATCATTAGAAATGGATATTGTCATCGATAAAAACGAAACCCCGACAGATGTCATTAAAACAGCAATTAACGATACCATAGATTTCTTTGATAATTCTAAAAGAAAAATGGGTGACCCATTATTTGTTGGAGATTTAATTAGACATATTGGTCAAATACCTGGAGTAGTAAATGTAATTGATATCAGGGCGTATAATAAGATTGGTGGGTTATATTCATCATCAGAAACCGCAATGGCATACAAAGACACATTAACTAAGGAGATATTACAGTCAGATATGACCATTTTTATGAAGTCCAATCAAATATTCCAAATAAGGTTTCCTAATACTGATATTAGAATAAGAACCAAAACATTAGGAACGACTACATATTAAAATGTTTTTTGTTTATAATAGTAGAAAATCTCCTTTTTTCTATTTATTAAAAGAATGATACAGAAGCATAGAATATCCACAAACATTGGGAAGGACCAAATAGTCAATCTTGAATTAAAACAAGATTTTGATTTTTTGGAAGTTCTATCATTAAGATTCACTCAAAAGGATGTTTATTCATCTATGTGTTCGGATTATGGGGTTGTGTGTGGTCGTATTTCAGTTAATAATGGTTTGGGCGTACCAAACGCCAGAGTATCGTTATTTGTTCCACAATTACAAATTCATTCAAATGATCCAGTTATATCTGCGTTATATCCATATACAGAAATTGGGGACAAAGACAGTAACAATTATAGATACAATTTGTTACCATCAAGAAAACAACATGGCGGACATGAACCCACTGGTACATTCTTTGACCAAGAAGATATTTTAACAAGAGAAGAAGTTTTAGAAGTGTATGAAACTTATTATTCATATACAGTTAAAACAAATAGTTCGGGTGATTTTATGATTTGGGGAGTTCCATTAGGACAACAAACAATTCACGTTGATGTTGATTTATCTGATATTGGTTGTTTCTCTTTAAGACCTGATGATTTTATTAGACAAGGTGCTGGTTTAGACCAATTTAAAACATCATATGCTTTTAAAGCATCAGAAGATTTAAATTCGTTACCACAAATTGTCTCATTTGATAAAACGATTGAAGTTTTTCCTTTTTGGGGTAATGATGATTTTTGTGAAATTGGTTTAACAAGAACCGATTTTGATTTATCCGATAAAGGAGTGAGAATTGAACCAAAGGCGATTTTATTAGGATCAATATTTTCTGATCAAGGGAATAGTACAGTAAATAAAAACTGTGATGTTAGAGGTGGAATGGGTAATAAATGTAACTTAATAACCGAACCAGCAACAGTTGAAATATTAAGATTTACAAATAAAAAAGACGAAAATAATCGACCTATATTGGAACTTATGGAAACAAGTGAAGATGTCGACGATAGTGGTTCATTTATGGTTTCACTTCCAATGAACATGGAATTTGTTTACACAAATGAATTCGGTGAGAACGAAATTACAAACGACCCAAATAAGGGTATTGCAACATCGGCATGTTACAGATTTAGAGTCTCAACAAAAAACGAATCATTAGGTAGAGTAAGAACGATAGGTTCTTATTTAATTCCAAATATTAGGGAATATTCAAACGATGAGGAAAAATCATACGCTTGGTCAACAAATTGGACAGATTATCCGTCAGATGCGTTAAATGATAATATTCTTTTTAATAATGTTAATGGGTCATATTACCCACAAGATTATTTCTATAGATTTAATTATAATAAAATTTATAGTGTATCGTCATTTTTTGGATCTTATAGTTCTGGAGAGTTAGGAATTACACAAATTGCACCAAAAGAAGAAGATGATTGTCAAAATAATTCATTAACTCCCCCAATTAATCATGCAACACAAACAGTTACCTTTTCAATTTTATTGGCCATAATATTAAACACATTTGAAAGATTAATTTATTATGCGTTTATTGCTGCCATACAGGTTTTAATATTACCGTTTCAAACGTTTTATAATTTTAGAATTTATATTAGATATCTTATCGATTGGAGACCGTTTGATTTTTTTGATAAGTTAGTTATCGAACCATTACAAAGATTTGGTACGGTTAGATTAGGTATTGCCATATATCCCGAATGTGAAACATGTGATAACTTAGATTATTCAAATGATTTACCAAATACGAGCACCAATCCCGCAGATTTATATTTAGAAATTGGTTCAGGTACTTGTATTCCAGATAGTTATATGACAACCTATTTTTCAGGTTATACAGATGGGGATGTAAATACAACTAGGCTTTATTTTTATATTTCAGGTGAAACTATAAGTCCAACATTTATAACTGGATATACTATTAACGACATTTTAAATGATTATGTCGGTAGATATGTTGTCAAATTTAACAATTCAGGAAATAATACCACATTAAATTTATTTACTGAATCAATAAACGGTGTTGATACATATTATTTTGATGATACACAAACAGTTAGTTATAGTGGAGGAACCCCACCATCGGGACAACAGGGATATAAATTATATGATTCACAATCACAACCATTAGGTGGTGGAGGTAACTCAGGATTAAATAGTGAATTGGAAGGAGGATGTCAACAATATGTTACCGTGTATAAAGAGTCTATTATTTATGGAACATATTGTGTTTCAGGGGCAACTATACCATATAGTGGATTAACATCTGCAAATATATTTACAGGTACAACTTGTACGGGTAGTAATATTGCGGTTGGTCAAGTTATTAGAAATGTTAATAGTAATCCTTGTGGTACATGTGGTACACATAGTGGATATTCTGAATTTAGATATGGATTGTTTACAATTATACCAGCGGCAGCAACTGGTAATTGGGGAGTTAATTTTGATGCAATAACTGAATATGCTAGAAGAAAACTTGTTGCTAAAGTATTTTGCGGAGGTATTGCCAATTATAAATTTATTGACAACTGGTTAACAGGTTCATTGTATATGTTTCCATTTAAAGCAAAGGTTAGATGGGACGACGAGGCAACATTAGATTTAAATGTTAGAAGAACAAAATATTGTCCAGATTTAGTTTATTTTAAAGCGGGTACGGTGGAAAATCCTGATAAAAGATTTTATTATAGATCTACATATTTTACCGGTACAACATTTAGTAGAAGTAGTAGAGAAAGTTTAGGCCACCCAACAACAATTGTTGATTTAGGACCAAGAGATGAATTTATAAAAGAAATTTGTATTGACCCATCGTTAGACCCAAACTGTTCAGTTGTTAGAGATATTGGACCAACATCCTATCAAAATTTTAAAGAGATGTTGGGTCTTTATATAAATTATAAATTAGACACATTGGATAGTGGGGATTATAATTCATTCTTTAAAAATTATGGATATGGTGGTATTCTTGGAACAGTAATGAATGGAGACATTCTTCAACTAATTTCAATAAATAATGAAGTTGGTATTGAAGAATTTGATTTACAAAATAGAAATTACGCAGCGTACAATCCACAAGTGTTGGATGTTGAACAATATTCTGGATTATTAGATGGAGGACCGATACCAATAAATCTTGTGTTAGATGATGGTGAAGGATATAGAGTAAGAGCATGTTTAAATGAACCAGGAAGATTAACGGAATCATCACAAGAAGTTCCATTTTATTTATGGGATAAAGGTGGTAACGGAACGAATGGTTTTGGTGATGGAGTTAATCATCATTGGGATTATGATAATATTGAAGTACAACCATTACAAGGTATGACTTATAATTACAAATACAGTGGTGACACAACACACAAATATTTGTTATTACCAATGACAAAACAATATAGTGGTGATACATTTACATACACAGGTGTAACATATAATGATGTCAACGCCGATATTGAAAGTACTAATTTGACCGGTTACACAACATATAATAATCAAGAGGAAGGGTTTACATATTTGGCAATCGCTACAGGTACATTAGATAATCCATTAACAGGAACACTATGGATTAGAACGGGAGAAACAAGTAATTGGGCATCAAAGGCATGGACAAACGACCTTGATTTTATGGTAAAACCAACATCAACAAATTACAACGGTACAAAACAAATACTATCAACACCATTTCTGTTTTATTTTGGATTAAGACCAGGTAAAACAGCAATAGATAAACTTATAGAAAAATACGGACCAAAAGGTGCGTTCCCATCTGCTGAATAATGGAAAAGAAACAAATCATATTACCAAGTAAAAAGTTCGCAAAAGCGGACGAACAAGAATTAGAATTAAAACTAAATCTTGATAATAGTGATACACTTATGCGAATAGGTGAAAGGGATATAATATTAGATATAGATGAACAATATTATAAAGAACGTAATGAAAGTATAAATTATAAGATATACGGAAAATTAAAAATGATTTTTAGAAATTTATATTCTGGTAGTACTGGTTCACAATACGAACCTTTAGAAAGTAGTCTTTATTTAAATGGTGATGGTAGCGATAATAATTTCAATGGATTTTTACCATACGATGAATTTGCATTTTTAAGAAGGGACGTTATAAGAGAAGTCATAGAACCAGCATCAGTTTCTGGCAGTACATTAGGAGTATTTAATCCGACATTTACTTTAGTAGGATCAACTGGACACACAACAATAACACCAATATCGGCACCGTATCAAAATTGGAATTTATATTTAAGTTATGTGTATAGTGGTGATAGTAATTTTAATATGGTTTATACACTAACAGGTGTAACAGGTAGTACGAAAGTTAGTTTTACTGCTAAAGACGGTATTCCATTTAGGGTTACATATGGTTTAATTGAGACAGGTTCAACATACTATGAATTGACATCACCAGTTGAACATGGAATGAACGAAGGAGAACACGTGGTTTTATCAGGCGGAACGTTAACAGGATTATCAAACCCAACTGGTTCAACATTTTATATTAATTCAGTTGGTAATGAAACATTTGACTCTGGAAAATATGTTATTAATATTTTAAAGTCACAAATAAAAACAGGAACAATACTCAATACAATTATGTTAGGTAAAAGATGTAAAGATTTTACCAATATTGTTCCCTCAACTTCTAAATATTACGTTCACAAACATAAAACATTAACTGACACCGGTGGATATATAATGGATTCACTTGGATTTGAAAGTCCAGTGTTTGAAGATGAGAAAAAATTGTTAATTGAAAACAGTGCGGGAGATAATGATGTTGTGGTTGAAAGAAATAGAATGGAATCCGTTTTGTACGATTTTAAGGAACCATTAAAATTAAGTGGATTAACAAATAATTTAGGATTTAGCCCAATAAATGTTTTTGTTACTGCGATTTTTAGAAATGGGAATGGATATTTTAATTATCCACCAAAGGTTGGATATAAATTTCATTTTCACGATACGTGGATTGACCAACATTTTAGTGGAACCACATCAAATGAAACAAGTTTAACAAGTTCTGGATTTACAAAAAGTGGAGTTACATTTTTAAGTGGACAAACATTATCAATTGGTTCCATATTAAATGGTGCATTTGTGGAATATAATCCAAAAGAAATGACCGAAAGAATTATAAGTGAATCATTTCATAAAATAACAAATCCAATAACAATATTTAATCACGGACAAACAACGGGTTCAACATATGCGTCGGCCACAAATTTAGAAGGATTAATATACCAACCACATTATAGAATCAAATTAAGAGAATTATCACCTTATACTGAAACGGCAAACACCAATGATATTTTTAACTTACCTGAAAATACAAAGTATGACCCATACGATAAAGTTTGGAGATGGAGAGATGTATATGACCATGGTTATGTAGATTCCGATGGATTTGGAACTGATTTTCCTTTTATGAATGGAAATCATTATGTTAAAGCGGACATTAATTTCTATTTAAGAAATGAAAGATATTACAAAAATAAATCAAATGGAATAATGAATTTCATGGATGTAAATAATAAAAATAGTAATTCAGATTGTTAACATGAAAATATTAAGAAAAGATACTGATTTAAATTTATTGTTGAATACTGAAACTGATTTTCAAACAAATCTCGGTTGGGAAGAAAACTTGAAAGAATTTGAAACCGAAATATTAAGTGATATTATTAATCCAATTGAGAATTATGAAACGGTTAGATATATTCATAAACCATATACGTCTAGTGGAGTAACCCAAACCGATATTTGGTTTTATTTTTATTTTCAAAGCGGTGGAACATATGTTCAAGATTATACCCCACAAGGTATAAGTTCACAAGAAAATGAAAATATGTTAAAACAAGCGACCGAAAGTTTTTTTAGATTGGAGTTTTTTAAAACACCAGGAACCGTTTCGGGAACCACATTAACATGTGAACCACCAACAAGACAAAATAGAAAATTAATATTTGCTAAAAATTTGTCATTACCATTGGGTGAGAAAATGTTTTATAATCCACTGAATGGTTATATACATTTACCAGTTTTTAGAGGTTCAAATTATAGTAATAAAGAAAATATGTATTTCTTTTGGTTTCAAGATGAGAGCGTTTTAACTGAAACAAATTTAAGTGGTACAACAACAGGTAATACCTTCTTTATGACGGCAAAGTTTTATAACGCAAAAGAGGGTACAATTTTAGATTTTACAAATGATGCATTTTCAACTTCTTATACTGCGACAGGAATAACTGAATCAACAGACATGTACTATCAAGTTGATATTAATAAAACAGATTATTCGTATCAAGTTTATTTTTATAATGGTGTGGTAAAATGTGAAGAAGTTGGTTTAACAAACAAACCAATAATGTTTTTTGAAAGAGGAGGTGGAACGGCACCAAGTAATATATTATACCACATATGTTCAAATGTAACTCCAACCCCAACACCAACAGCAACTAATACTCCTACACCAACAGTTACACCAACTAATACTCCTACACCTACCCTCACATCAACTAATACTCCTACACCAACACCAACACCAACACCAACAACAGATACTCTACCAATTGGAACAACACTTATTTATCTATCAAGTGGAACCACAATTGCTAATGCTTGTACTGGCACAACTCAATCGTATTATTATCAAACACCAAATCCACCAACAATCCCTGAATTTAGTTTTGAGGGTAAACAAATATATACGGATTCCACATTATTAACCGCCGCCCCTGGAAATCCTGGATTTACTAAATATTATTATTCATATGATTTTAATTCAATATATTACATTGACGATTCAGAAGGAAGAAAATACGCATCGACAAGTATATGCCCAACACCAACACCAACCACAGGTACAGTAACTAACGCAGTTGTAAGTTTAGTTGATGGACAAACGGCTTGTGACGGTGGAGATTATGGTGAAGCACCATCTAATGATCCATTATTGGACCCTAAGTTCTTCAATCTTACAATTTATGGAAGCAACATTCAAAATGCAAGTGCAATAATAAACATACCTACTTTTTTACTTGCGGATTTTACAACAAATCAACAGTTTTATGTTAGAGGAAGAGCATCAGGAGACCCTTATTGGAAAAAATTCATTTTAGATGGTGACCCTGAAGGCGGTGTTACAACAGCAACAGCATCAGGTGCAGCAGTAATGTGTCCTTAAAAAATAAAAAATAATAATGAAAAGAATTAACCATACCATTAGAAGAAAAAAAATACCTGAAGTGAAATTAGTTTCATTAACGGGAAAGACGTGGTATGATTCTAACGATACGCCAACATCATGGACGGGAGCAACCGACTTTTTAGCAACTGGATTTACACCCGACACAGGTTTTTTAGTTTTTAATGTAACTGGTGGAACAGTAACAAGTGGTTATTATAAATGGAACACACCAACAGGAGACACATGGAATTTAATTGTTGGTACGGGTACGACAGAACAAGAAATAGAAACCCATGTTAATAGTCAAATTTATGACGATTTCCAACTACCATTATTTTTAGAAGCAACGGCGGATGAAATGGGAGATATGGTTGAGTTTGATAAATATATTGGACATAATAAAATTAGTGCAAACTTCACATATGAGAGTGTTGCTTCAGGAAGTGGATGTGAAATAACAATTTACAACACAACAACATATCAATTAGTTAATATAATTCAAGCTAATGATACAAATTCGGACGGAACAACGAATGTAACAGGTGTTAGAAGAATAACAACAGAAATACCTGAACAAATTCAGGATCAAACATTACCAGACGGAAATTTTATTATAATTGACGGATACGGATCATCAACATCATATTCATCATTTACTATACATTGGGGAGATGGTACAACATCACCAATTGGAATTAACAGTGATGTAACTAAATCATTTCCAACCACCGAAGAAAGAACAATAAGAATTGTTTTTGATTCACCATACTTAACAGATCAAGTGATTAAAGTTGTTAATGGTAATAATACCATTTAATGATTAATATAGAATAATTGAATAATAACCAACTCAAAAATAATAATCATATTAAATACCGGTTAGAACCGTAAATTAATATATTTATTAGTTAATCAAGTACAATGGAAGTTACAGGAAGTATAAGAATTAATGGATTACCCCCGTTTTCGGGAGACTCAGCAGGCACATGGTTAATTGTAAATAATTCCAGTGGAACGGTAACATCTAAAATTACAAGGGAAGCCTTGTTAATTGGATGGGGTGGTGGAACTAGTGGAACGTCAGGACAAGCGGGTTCTTCAGGAACAAGTGGAAGTTCTGGTGGTTCGGGTTCATCAGGAGAAAGTGGTTCATCGGGGTCAAGTGGTTCATCAGGTTCTTCTGGTTCTAATGGAAGTTCAGGAACTAGTGGTTCTTCTGGTACTTCAGGTTCGGACGGTACTTCAGGAACTAGTGGTAGTTCTGGAACTAGTGGTACTTCAGGTTCTGACGGTACTTCAGGAACTAGTGGTTCTTCTGGTACTTCAGGAACTAGTGGTAGTTCTGGAACTAGTGGTACTTCAGGTTCGGACGGTACTTCAGGAACTAGTGGTAGTTCTGGAACATCAGGAACAAGTGGTACATCAGGTTCTAGTGGTAGTTCAGGAACAGCAGGAACATCAGGTTCTAGTGGTTCATCAGGAACGGCGGGAACTTCAGGTACTTCAGTAACTGTCTCAGGTACAAACAATACAATTAGCAAGTTTCAAACAGGTGCTGGTGACCCAACATTAGTTGATTCAAAAATTACTGATAATGGTTCACTTGTAGAAATTAATTCAGATGTTAATGTTAAAGGTATTTTAACTGCAAGACAATTAAATATTGATTATGTAAGTTCGTCAATACTTTATACATCAGGTTCAAATAAATTTGGTAATACATCGGACGACACACATGAATTTACTGGATCAATTTATATTACTGGATCAATTTATATTACAGGTATAACATCAGGATCAACATCAACAGAAGTTGTTGTTTATGATATTTTAACGGGAGAATTACGAACAAAAACAAACGCATCAACATCAGGTACATCAGGTTCTTCTGGTACAAGTGGTTCTTCAGGTAGCAACGGCTCATCAGGAACTAGTGGTTCTAGTGGTACATCAGGAAGTTCTGGTTCAAATGGTTCTTCAGGAACATCAGGTTCTACAGGAACAGATGGTAGTTCTGGAACTAGTGGTTCTTCAGGTTCATCAGGTTCTAATGGAACAGACGGTTCTTCAGGTTCTAGTGGTTCTAATGGAACAGACGGAAGTTCTGGTACTTCAGGTTCAAATGGTACTGACGGAACTAGTGGTTCTAACGGAACAGACGGAAGTTCTGGTACTTCAGGTTCTAACGGTACAGACGGAAGTTCAGGTTCTTCAGGTAGTAATGGAACAGATGGTTCTTCAGGAACTAGTGGTTCTAATGGAACAGATGGTACTTCAGGTTCAAATGGTACCGATGGTTCTTCAGGAACCTCAGGGTCTAATGGAACAGATGGTAGTTCAGGTTCTTCAGGTTCATCAGGTTCTAATGGAACAGACGGAAGTTCAGGTTCTTCAGGTAGTAATGGAACAGATGGTTCTTCAGGTTCTTCAGGTAGTAACGGTTCTTCAGGAACGGCGGGAACTTCGGGTTCAAGTGGTTCATTAACACTTACAGGTTCGTTTGATAATGGTATAATAACACTAAACGGTTCCGCACCTAACGCAACAGTTGAATCAAATATGTCATTTGACGGTTCCAACTTAAATGTGACTGGTAGTCAAGTTATCAGCAATAATTTAACTGTCAACGGAACATTAACAGCACAACAATATGTTGTTAGTTCATCGGTAACTAACATGACCATTCAATTCGCAAGTGGATCAACAGCATTTGGTAACGATACGGTAGATGTTCATCAGTTTACAGGTTCGGTTTATATAACAGGAGCATTACAAATACCAACCGCGTCGGTAAATCCTACGGGAACTGTTGCGGGTCAATTATATTATAATACAACTGATACCAACATATATAGATATAATGGTACCACATGGTTAGCTGCGGCGGGTACATCAGGAACTAGTGGAACATCAGGTTCTTCTGGTTCAAATGGTTCTTCTGGTACATCAGGTTCTAGTGGTTCAAATGGTTCTTCTGGTACATCAGGTTCTAGTGGTTCAAATGGTTCTTCTGGAACTAGTGGTACATCAGGAAGTTCTGGTTCAAATGGTTCTAGTGGTACATCAGGTTCTTCAGGTAGTAACGGTTCTTCAGGTACATCAGGTTCTTCAGGAACATCAGGTTCTACAGGAACAGATGGTAGTTCTGGAACTAGTGGTTCTTCAGGTACATCAGGTACATCAGGTTCTTCAGGAACATCAGGTTCTACAGGAACAGATGGTAGTTCTGGAACTAGTGGTTCTTCAGGTACATCAGGTTCATCAGGTAGCAACGGTTCTTCTGGAACTAGTGGTTCTAGTGGCACATCAGGAACTAGTGGCACTTCAGGTTCTTCTGGAACTAGTGGTTCTAGTGGTACATCAGGAACTAGTGGCACTTCAGGTTCTTCAGGAACTAGTGGTTCTAGTGGTACATCAGGAACTAGTGGCACTTCAGGTTCTTCAGGAACTAGTGGTTCTAGTGGTACATCAGGAACTAGTGGTTCTAGTGGTACATCAGGAACAAGTGGCACATCAGGGACTAGTGGTACAGGATTTTCAACAATTACAAATGCAGGGATTAATAGAATTTTAATTTCTGATGGAACAACAAATGCGGCGTACGCATCATCATCTTTAACATATAACGGAACAACATTATTTTTAACAGGTAGTCAAGTTATCAGTAATAACTTAACTGTTAATGGAACACTTACCGCACAACAATATGTTGTTAGCTCGTCAGTGACTAATATGACAGTTCAATTTGCAAGTGGATCAACAGCGTTTGGTAATGATACAATAGATGTTCATCAGTTTACAGGTTCAGTTTATATATCAGGTTCAATAGTATCTACAGGTACTTCATTAATATCAGGTTCATCACAAGTATCATTCGGTGGTATAACAGATGTCCCGTCAGGTATTGTATCTAGTTCAATACAAATAAAAAATTATGGAGATTTTGCAACAACCGGTTCAAATACATTTAAAGGAAATCAAATAATCACCGGTTCAGTTTATGTATCAGGTTCTTCACACGTCATTACCGGTTCTTTAACTGTATCTGGAAGTGTTTTCGCAACATCATTTTTTGAATTGTCAGATATTAGATATAAAGATATTATTTCAGTTAATCCAAATGTGGATTTATCAACATTAGATGTTATACAATTCACATTAAAAGGTGATAATCAAGTAAGATATGGTTATTCGGCTCAAAGTGTTAAAGAAGCTTGTTCTGACTTAGTCGTTGGTGATTTACCAATGAGTGTCAACTATAATGACGTCCATACTCTCAAAATACATCAATTGGAAAATAAAATAAAACAATTAGAAACAAAAATAGAGTCATTGTATGCCAAGATCAACTCCATGGACAGGGATAACGGATAGTAAAATCCTAACCCATCAAGATTTAAAACAGGCAGCTGATGATGGGTATTTAGATTCAAAGAAAGTTATAAATCTTGATTTAACACAAGCGGTAACCAAAGACCGTGCATTTGAATATTTTGACATTGATAATGATGCTATAAGTCGAGGTGGGGTTTACGATAAAAATGGTAATCAATTAATTACAAAATTTCATACTCGTAGACCATGTAATCAATGTGTGTCTTATGACATTTCAGTAAATCAAAATGATTTAAACGTAAGTTACGACGGTAAGGTGTACGTTTATTATTATCCATGTGGTACCACTGGAGGTACTATGTCTTATACCTCATATTCATATTCTGGAACATTTAGAAGTGATGTTTGCATACAAAATTGTGCAACAACTGATTATTATATTGACGTATTATATGATGGCGGCGCTAGTTTACCTAATCCAGAATCTAAATTCATACAGTTAACGGGTCAGTGTACCTCATCTAAAACAGTTCTAAGAACATTAACAAACTGTCCTACAGGTACAACATCGTACAGTTATTCAATTACAAGACCAGGAACAACAATATTAAATGATGTTATTGAACTTGATAATGATTATGGTAATTTTAATTTTACAGTTTCTGCAAATACAAACAATAATACAGAAATTTTTGTTGGAAATTATTCAACCGGTTATGGTGAATTATATAAGTTAACCGGAGGAACAAACAACATAACTAAAACTATTGGTTACTATAGTACAAATGGAGATAAAAAATTAGATGTAAGGGTTTTTTCAACAACAAATAGTTCAACATTTACACCATTTGATTTATATTTTACTGGAACTTGTGCAAGTACAATAAGTTGTCAAGCAATAACGGAAGAAGAAACTGAAACATATGTACAAAATGTTATAATAAATGCGTTAGATGGAGGAGTATTAATATATTTTAATAAAGACGGTTTACAAGTTAATAGAACTATAAACTCAGGAAGTTACACAATATCTGAATGTATTATTTTAGAGTCATTAAGAAAACGTCCTGTAATAGGTACATCACCACAACAATATTCATCACCAATATTGAGTAATCCAACAACATACACCATAACATCAACTGGAAGTACTTGTACCTCGAGTACAACAGGAACAACATCAAATACATATGATAATGTTGAAATAACATTTGAGGCTAAATATGGGTTTAGTGCGACCGCTTTTTGGTTGGATTGTAGTGGAAATAAAAGTGCAAGATTTATAAACGTTAATGAAATATTCACAACTTGCGGTAAATATGGAAGTGGTAGTGGTATACCGGTGACATACGGATTAAATTGTGCATGTTATGAAATATAAAAAAATTAAAAAATGAGTGATAATAGTTTACCAAGTGTTAGTGTAAGTACAAATTTTGGTACAGTAAAAAAAATTGTTTGGTTTGAAGTTTCATCTTCCTATGGAAGCTTTAATATGAATTTTTTCATTACAAATGATAGGGATAGAGATATGAATATCACAATATTTAATAAAGGGACTAATGTGGTGGTTTTTCAAAAAACATACCCATTGAATCCAAAACCAGCAACAATAATAGATAATACAACAATAGTACATACCCCATCGACTATGTCTAATGTGTATGGTATAAAAATGACATAATAAATGAGTAGTACTTTTAATTTTAATTGTCCAGTACCTTTAGCAGGTGACCCTACAATTCACGAATGTGGGATTATTAAATCTATTTCAGGAACAACAACGGGATTAACAAGTAATGTTACAACATACAACTTACGATACAATTTATTAGAAAATTTAAAACCAGTTTACGTAACTATTAAACCAACAGTCAGTAAATTAATAAAATTTGTTTTTAATAATTTTACTCTAAATGGTTCAAATATTGACGTATATATTAAACAAGGTGTTGGAATTGATATAAAAACAGTATTACAATTTAATATACCATCTAACTCATCAAGTTCAATTAACAAATATGTCAATTTTCTTTTAGATTCAGAATCAAAAAATGATTTGTTTATTACAATAGATATAGTAATTAATGGAGGTAGCGGAACACGTAGTTTTAATTGTCAAGCATTATGTAATTCATTACCAACAACTTCACATGAATTTTGTGTCGGTTGGTTATCAGATAGTACTTTTTGTAATGATTGTCCTATAACTGTAACATATTTTGCGGAAGAAACTTTAGATAATATAACGGCAATAACAAATAAAAAATGGTACACCGATGACACATTAACCACTGAAGTTACAAATGGTATTAAATTAATATCAAAAGTAAATTTTCAAGGAAGTACATCGAGAATAATTTACAATTATAATACAACGACACATAGACTTGAATATTATAATAGTTGTGCTGCGTCATCATTTAGTTGTTCTCAAAATTTTATTTCTCTCACACATTTAAAAGAAAATTATACAAATAGTTCACCACATTTTCCTTCTGCAAATATTAATAAATTTCCTAAATTAAAATGGTCCACTAAAGTTGTTCATTTAAGATTTTCAGAAAAAAATAGAACAGCATACATTACTGTAGAATATACAGGTAACACCAATTGTCAAGTTGCATTTACCGTTTCAGATGGGATTAACGATAATAAACCTGGTTATATATCATGGACACCATATCAATTTAATGAACCCGAAGAATTTAGATTAGTTGATGAAAATTTTTTAACTTCAATATGGAATGGACAAGGAAATGGATTTGGAGTTGGTAAAAGATATTCTATTAAAGTGGCAATGACAAATGGACTTGTGAGTGTTAGAGTATCAGTAGGACAAGATAAAAATTATAATGGTAATGATACTGTCATCACCAAAGTATCTTCAAATTGTGACGGGGAAGAAATTTACTCTTATTTAGTTGGAGTAAATCCATATTCTGAATATGATTCAATAAATAATCCTGCGGTTAAAACACATTTATATTCAAAAACACAAATTAGTAGTTGGACGGCAAATACTAAAGTTTTTAATGACGGTATTTTAAGACAACCAGCATTACCTTATTTTTATGGTTATAATTCTTCAGTATATAAAGTTGGCACTACAAATTTTAGAAGAGATTTTGGAATAAAAACAGATTACAAGGCGAAGAAAAAATTACTTAAACCAACACAAATTATTGATTTAGTTGATGGACCAAGATTATTTACTGGGGGCACAATTGATAATTACACAACTTTGGCTTGTATTGAACCATATTTTCTCGGTTCAGGTAAAATCACTAAAGTTTTAACATCGAATGATTATTATCAACCAACAAGATATTCTTATTTTTTAGGTACAGGTACAACAACGAATCCGGAATATTTAGCTAATAATAATTTTTTCACTTCATATGATTTTGGAAAAAATAACCATATACCATTAACAGGTTATGAACATTCTAGTACAAAACTTTTTAAATCATACCTTAAATCGGCCAATAATTCTTTTTTTTATAGTTTACTTGGTACTGATGGACTAGCAATCGGTGGTTTATGGTCAGGTATAGTTGTAGGTGTCACTTCATTTTTTGAGTTCGCTATTCAGTGGTCAGCTCTTGAGATTTTAGGTTTAGCTTTCAATCCATATCTGTTGGCTGCCGCGATTATTTTGGTATTATTATCACTTTTGATACCATCAACTAAAACCTTTATTGAAAATTGTAAACAATTTTTAAAAAGATTTACAACAACACCTTATATCACAACAGGTACTACAATATATAAAAATGTAGACTTAACCGGTTCACCAGCATATGATAATAATAAAATATTTTCAGATGGCGCATATTTTTATAATGTACCATCATCACAATCAACAGTTTCAACAAAAACATTATCCTACAAATATATAAATAATGTAAAAACATATAGTAAAGATATTTTAGATATTAATAATACAACAAAACAATATGCACTTGTTGATGATATTCTTGATTTATTTCTTTTAACTTATGTTGCGGGTAGACCTGAAAAATACACAACAAACGCAACCAATGTTAGTAATGCGACATCAGTAACGATAACACAAACAAATGAAATAATTGGGGCTTTAAATAATCCAATACCAATAACATATGAATTACCTGAAGGATTTGTTAGTTCATATGATAATCTTGAAGATATAAATGCGACAGCATTGAGTGTTTTATCAGAAATAACGGGAGCAACATATGAAAATCTTTATTCATACGAAGAAAAACCAACCAAAAAAGAAATTCAAACATATTTTACACATGAAATAAAAATTGAACAAACACCAAATATAATTGTATTAGAGTATAATGATTATGATGATTTGGGTGTTACAACAGGTAAAACTTTATATTATGACGAAAACGGAGATTCAAGTGTATTAAATGGATATTATGCAATATCGGGAAGTACACCATATAGGACATTTTATAAAACAGTAAATGGTGTCGTTGTCGATGTATTAACAATGGATAATAGTGGTAGTACAGGAGTAACGTCAACATATACAGGAGGAACGTACAACATAATAAACGATTATTTAGACCATACAAGTGGTTGGTTTTTAATATCAACATTTTACAATGAATTAGATTTAACATTATATAATAATAGATATGATTTAATCACTAATTGGAACACAAGTAATTTTTATAACAGTTATTATGTCACAAGAGGAGTTATAAATAATTTAACAACAAAAGATAGTTTTTATCTTTATGATAATAATTTAACTGGTACAACTAAAACAGAAGCGATTGAAAATTTCTATAGACAAATTTATCCATTTGATAGTGAAATTTTTGTATATGATAGAGAAGACACATTAACTATAAAACCTGTTGAAGTTTGTAACACTGGCGGACCTAACGGTATAAATTATAAAATTTTAGATAGTAATGGTAATTCAATACCATCATTTGTTGGAGTTGAATTCAATTCTAACATTTACACAGGTTCAAGTATTTTATATTCTTCAACAACAGTTACAATTTTAAGTAGTGAATATGAAAAATATGTTGATTTACCCAATATTAATTCGGGCGACATAACTAACGTAACAATATCAATTACATCACCAAATCCACATTTAAAAACCACATTTACAACAGGTATTTTTAGTGGATGTACCGTGGAAAATACGTGTTCTTCTAACCTTTATTCAGGAACAACTTATCAAGTAATTTCTTATGGATATATTCAATATCAAAAATATGATGAGATTAGTAGAACTTCATCAACATTTTATACAGATATACAATATGAAGGTCAATATCAGTTAACAGATATAATTGAATATGGTTCAATTTATGGTGCATTAGATGCTGATTTTGAAACTAATTTACACTATCCGGCTGCGGTTATTTCTGTTTTAAATTTGGGAGTATGTCATACACCGGTAACTCCAACTCCAACCCCAACCAACACTGTAACACCAACTATAACCCCAACTAACACACCTACACCAACAGTAAACTGTATATTCGGTATTGATATTGTTGTGTTAAGTCCAACACCTACACCTACCAATACACCAACCCCTACTAATACACCAACTAATACGGTTACCCCAACTGTAACTCCAACTAATACACCAACACCAACTGTAAACTGTTCATTTGGTATTAGCATTGTTGTGTTAGCACCAACTCCAACACCTACGACAACAAATACGGTAACACCAACTAATACCCCAACTAATACTCCGACCAATACGGTAACACCTACTAATACACCTACTAACACACCAACTAATACTCCGACTAATACTGTAACACCTACTAATACTCCGACCAACACACCTACACCAACCAATACACCAACACCAACTGTAAACTGTTCATTTGGTATTAGCATTGTTGTGTTAGCACCAACTCCAACACCTACGACAACTAATACAGTAACTCCAACCAACACACCTACTAACACACCTACTAACACACCTACTAACACACCAACAAATACGGTAACACCTACTAATACACCTACTAACACACCAACCAACACACCAACTAATACTCCGACCAATACACCAACACCAACAAATACTCCGACCAATACTCCAACTAATACTCCAACCAATACTTCGACTAATACACCAACTCCGACCAACACACCTACACCAACCAATACACCAACACCAACTGTAAACTGTTCATTTGGTATTAGCATTGTTGTGTTAGGACCAACCCCAACCCCAACTGCGACTAATACTGCAACGCCAACCAACACACCAACTAATACACCAACTAATACCCCAACTAATACTCCGACTAATACTGTAACACCTACTAATACTCCGACCAACACACCAACTAATACTCCGACTAATACTGTAACACCTACTAATACACCTACTAACACACCAACTAATACTCCGACTAATACTGTAACACCAACTAATACTCCGACCAACACCCCAACTAACACAGCAACACCAACTAAAACACCAACGGGAACGCCTACACCAACTCCATCATTACCAGCATTAACGGTATCGGTAAGTTCAAGTTCATTACAATCATGTTATAATGTTAGTGATGCTTCATTTACATTAAGTGCAAGTGGTGGAAATGGTGGAACTTACGAATATTCTAAAAACAATAGTGACTGGCAATTATCTGCAACATTTAGTAGTTTGGCGGGAACGTCACATACTGGTTATGTTAGAAATAGTAATAGAGTCGGGACCGTAGCTCAGGTTGTAGTAAGTAGTTTGGCTAGAACAGCACCAAACGCAACTAGAACGGTAACAAATGTAAGTTGTAACGGCGGTGCGGATGGGTCTATTGCAGTTTCATCAGGTACGGGTGGTTCTGGTGCATCATACAGTGCTTCGACAGATAACTCAACTTATTTTGCATTACCTAAAACATTCTATTCATTAAACGCAGCAAATAGTCCATATACAATTTACGTTAAAGATGGTGCAGGTTGCGTACAATCTTACGCACAAACAATCACACAACCTACAGCACAAACATGTGAAATTTCACTTGCGGCTTACGATGATGGAACCAATATCGGTCAAATTACGGCATCATTAGGTGGTGGAACGGGAGTTAAAACAGTTAAATTATATTTAGACACTTCAGCACCGTATAGTGACTACTCAACCGATACTTTAGTTGCAACTCAGACAGGTGTTTCAAATGGCGGAACACATACATTCACTGGTTTAAATTGTAACACTTCAAAATATTGGGTTCAAGTTACAGATGCAAATGGATGTGTTGTTAATTCAACAACATCTATAAATGTTTGTAGTTTTATTTTAACAAATAGAGTTAGATTTAATACCACAGCAAATTCAGCAGATGGAGGGGACATGGTAAATCCTATTCATTTAAGAAATGACGATTATGTTAATTATGTGGCGAATGGAAATAGATACAGTGCTGGTATGATTTTATATAGAGATGGGTCAGGTCTTGCATGGAATCAAGGTTCGGGATATATATTTGATCTTTTTGGTAGTAATTGTGCTCTTGCCATAAGTTCAGGTGGTTTAATATCGGGAGCACAAACCAACTGTTTATAGAATACAAAATAAAAAATATAGATATTTATAATAAAAGAAATAAAAATTTAAAAAATGCCAGGATATTTCCCGACTTCCCAAGTTAGTGTACAATTAACAGGGACATCATCAGTACCAAATAATTTTACAGTTGAAATCTATAAATGGGATGTTGCAACTGATGCTGCGGTTTATGATAGAACAATTGTTACAGGTTTAACGAGAACCACAACTTCATCAGTAAATAGTGGATCATTAGTGGTATCACCTTATTATGGAATTACAGGTATAACAGGTTTAGATAATTATGTTAAATTAACAAGTACTACCTCATGTAGTACAACTGCAACACAAGATATTACAACCGCAGCATTAACGGTTTATCAACCAAGTAGTGGTACATTAACTGAAAATTATGCTAGTTCAATTAATTATGATAGCTTTGCCCAAAATGGAAGTTATTTAGCTTCAGGTAATCACCAAATGGCAACTATTGACACATTGTCTTATATAACCGCATCTGATTTTGAATTAGTCTATATTAGTGGAACATATACATCAGGAGGCGCTACGGTTACAGGAACATATGCTAATGGACCATTCAGTAGTTTTTCAGTAACTAAAACAGGTAAATCATTTTCATTATTTGGTGCAGCTAACACATCTTTATTGGCCGATAATAATAAAATTCATGGTATCGTTAGGTTAACATATACACCATCTGGAGAACATGTTGATTTCAATTACTATTATAATCCAGTAACTATATAATTAAAACCCCTTTATTTACATTAAATTAATCTTTACATTACCTAAAACCTAATAAAGATATTTATAGGTGTAAATAATTTATATGTCAGATTTATTTGGAAGTATGTCTTTTTATTTTCCTTCTTAAGGGAAAGATGGAAAATTAAAATATGGTATTAC